CCTTTGTCTTTTTCAGTTATGACCACGGAAGAAATAAGGGAGAAAGCAGGATTACCGATTACTGAAAAAGACAAAGGAGAACAGGGTGATTCAGCTGCCTTGCTATCAACACCCTGTTCTCCTTTGTCTTTTTCAGTAATCGGTAATCCTGCTTTCTCCCTTATTTCTTCCGTGGTCATAACTGCAACAACAGTAGCCTCACTCAGTTGCACATTGATTGGCTCTACTTTTAAGATAGACAGCCGTCCCTCCATGCCTTGAGCAACAGCAATATCATTGAACAACTGCTCGATGAACCTTTGACGCTTCTCAATGTAGGTGTTCTGAAATAACGCCCAACTGTCCGCTAATTCAGAAGCATTACTGAAAGCCCCATCTTTGAATATCCCGAATAGTTGCGGGTCTGTTATCTTATGTCCGCTGAATATCTCTTTACGTACAGTGTCGTTTAGGATATTGAATTGCTTGTCAAAGTCGTTGCCACGTAATGATATGACCTCCGCTGCACGTTCTTTACCGTCTGCGAAGTTTATTAGTATGCTGTTTGCGTTGTCAGTTCCAGCAAGTTTGTTAGTGATGTCTGCGTATATCTTCTTTTTCGCGTCCTCGGTTGGTGGTTCACCATTCAAAAGATTGATTAAAGTCCCACCAGTAAAGCCGTTCTTAATCGCGTTGTAGTGGAAGTTTGCAATCTCAATATCTGTTAGGATATACGGGATAGCACCAACGTAAGAAGGGATAGGGTATACCTCTGTAGATGGTCGGTACATTTTAACGTAGATTATACCTCCGCTATTCGGTTTGTCCCAATCGAACGCGTCAAATGTTTCATATTCAGGACGTGATTTCTTCCAGTCCTCTGATACGTAGAACTCTGTATTGTCCTTATTTGACCGTATGTTTTGAAAAGGTATATGGTAAAGGTTAACGCCTGTACCTACTTTCTTGGTAATTGCCTCCAATGCAAACCCGTTGAACACCTCCAAGTCGGTCGCTACTTTAGGTAATAGGTCGTTTAGGCTTTCGTCCTCATTAGCTGATTTGATGAACCGTTCAAGTTTAGCTTTTGATTCGGTACTTAGCCCTTTATCGTTAACCTCCCATCCGTTCGCGCTTATAAACTCCGACTTGCCTGATACTATGGCGTTGTGCTTTGCCGACCTATTAAACAGGTCTATAAGAAATTGAGGATATAGGTTTGAGTAAGGCTTATCAATGCCATACATAATCCAGTCTTTACCACGTTGCTCTTTGAACACGGGAGGTTTCTGAATGTCAAATTCCATCTTTACTACCTTTATATCAGTAGTTCTTTCCTTTACCTCACTCATGCGAATACCGTATAAGTACTATTACCACCCGTGTAAGTAGTGGTTGTTACTGCTGTGCCTATTGACTTAGCAAACCCCTCCTCTAATAATGTCAGTCCAGTCGGGTCAATGTTTGTTGTGCTGTTGGCGTTGTCGTAAACTTTGTAGGTGTAAAAACCTTCTTCCAGCTCCACTTCTGCCGCCAACGGGTCGGGGCTTACTTGCTCCGTGATGTCAAACAGATTATATCTGTCAGGCCAGCTTGAAGTATCAACACCGATGCAATAAGTTTTTATCGCAGTAGACTGACTTTCAAACTCAAAAAGGTACGTGGTAGGTGTTAGCACTAACCGCTTTTCGGTCAATGTCAACGCTACAATGTTCACCGTTGCCTTTACCACTTTAATCATTATGTCAGAGCGATGAAGTATTCGATGTCAACTGCTGCGGTGTCTGCTATCGCGCTGATAGCTGTGATTGCTGCCCATGCACTGAACGCACCAGCTGTTTCGATGTCACCATTATGCAGCATGAATGACTTACCAGCTTCGAGTTTTACCCATACATCATCCGTTGCCGATGTGATATGCAAGCTGATGAAGTTTGTGTCGTCTTTATTCGTGATACGCAAATACTCCACGTTAGCACGAATAAACGTACCAGCCGCAACTGCTGAACCATACCCCAACACGACCACCTCCGATGTCGGGACGGTAACGATACGCTGGTCAACCTCTGCTATGTTAGGTATGCTTAAGTTGTTGATGTTCCCGTAAGACTTACCGTTAAGCGTGACCGCCTCTGTGATGGTAACGGCAAGTGTGGCGGGTGTTATCGTAGATGCCATGGTGTGATTCCTTTATTATGCAATGGGTAAAAAGCCGTTCTTGTTTCACTACAAAAGAAAAGGGCTACCCCATTTGGAATAGCCCTTTTGCGTTTTTTGAATTTTCTGTGGTTATGCCACCGTTACCGATGCTACAAGTGCTGTACTTATGAATAGGTGAGGGTCACGTTCCCTGCCTTCAAAAGCAATGGTGTGTCCGTTAAGGTCTGCGAAAGCCGTGCCCGAACCTGCTGCATCCGTTACAATCTCGATACCATTACCCTGTCCAAGTACAACGAAGTCACCCGTGTTCATTTCCACGATAGCTACAAGCCTATTCTGTCCCAATAACTTCACCTCACGCGCTACCTGTGCGCGGAGTTTTGGGATTATCACCGTCAATGCAGGGGAGTAGAACAGCGTACCAGCTGACATAGACCCCGCCATGTTGTCGATGAAGTTAGAACTTTCCTTTAGCTGTTCGTACTTGTAGAATACAAGAGCAGCAGCGGAGAAGGATTGAACCTCACCCGATGCAACTGATGCACCGAGTGAAGTCCATTGAGCCAACGTAGCGAACCGCACCGACTTGATACCTCCCACCGCATCGCGGCAATCCAAGGGGAGGTGTTGAGTGAGGCTACAAGTTGCCATTAGATTACGATACCTGCGATTTCTTCTTGGTAAGCTACTTGTGTACCGATTGTGAAAGTCGAACGTAGACGAATCTTATCATCATCATCCGAGTACCACACTTTCAATGCAGACTCTTCGTCCTCCACATCTACACCTATGAACATATTGTCCAAGTTGATAGAGTAGATACGGTTCTGTCCGCTTAGACCAGCAACCCCGATAATCTCCATGTTAGTACCCGGCCAGAACATTCTCTTTGTAGAGCTTGCCATGTCCATGTTAGCCAACTGTCCGAAGGTAGTACCACCGTTGAGAAGGTTTGCATTCAACAAGTTGAACTTGTCGATACCCATAAATATCTTCGTGTTGGAAGATTCTTGCACGGCTTCTGGAGTGTAGTAAGCCAAACGTTGAATTGCCTCAATCATTGTAGCTTGTGTGAATGCAACCAAAGGAGTAGCAAACGCACCTGCTACGTTAGCATCCACGTAGTTAGCACCGCCCTCGATATTCTCAATGAATCCATCAAAGAATTGGTAATTACCAATTCCAGTTGAATCATTTGAACGCCATATCATGCGCTCCAATTCGGCTTGAATCTCTTTGATGAACATATCCATAATCACAGCCTCGAAAGGAAGTGTAGTGTATGTAGACCCAGCAGATAGTTTCTGTGAAAGGTACTTACTCTCCAAGTCTTTCGGGCAGAACTCTTGCACAAGACGAAGTTTGCCCGGTGTAAGTGTTCTTTGAGTAAATGTAACGTCACCCGATGGGGTGTTACCACAGCTTGAACCGTCTTGAAAATAGACATTCGTGCCTATCTTATTTACGGTTGTTGGGCCTTTTACGTTTGGGATTTTCTGTACAAGGCCAACGGTTGAGCCAAGTACAACGGCACGAGCAAGGAGTTCAGTCCTATTCTCGTTTACGAAGTTTGTTAATGCAGCGACATTAAATGCCATGAGTTCTTAGGTGTTTAATTGTGAGTGATTGGTTATTTGCCTTTGCTTCCGAAAAGTGCATCTTGGAAATTCTGAACGGCTGCATCTTCGAGGTCTTGCCTAGTCGGTGCATCTGTGCTTTTACGCTTTTCAGTTGCCTTGATTGGAGCCTTAACGCTTTGGTCGGCCATCTTAACCACCAATGCTTTCGCGTCAGCAAGTTCAGATTTTAATGCGGTAACGTCCTCCGATGCAGCAAACTTAGCGGCTTTAGCTTCGAGGGTATTGAACTTAGCAAGTAAGGCTGTGTGCTGATTGGCTTGCGTTGCAAACTTGCTTTCGATGTTGGTCAATCGGTCGGCAATAGCAGAAAGGATAGGTGTGATGTCCTCATTTACTTTCGGAGCATCCTTCGACATATCTTCAACTACTGGAATAGCCTCCAAAACTTGGATAACTACACCAGCTTCGGTAACGAGAACCGTACCATCTGATAATTCGTGTGAACCATCGGGTGCAGGGATTTCCTCGCCATCGGCAAGAACGAAAACAGACGCACCTTCCTCGATAGCGGGTTCTACTTTGATAGTAGTGCCATCGGCAAGGGTTGTCTCAAAGAATTTGTATTCAAGTCCGAACGCTTTTTTCAGTGCGTTGAACTTGTGTGTGCCTACCAGTCTTTCTATGGCAGACTTGTCAAGTGGTTTCTTGCTCATTTTGTTTAGGTGTGTTAGTATCCTTACACCTACCTAATGGGGAAACTTTTTGAAGTGTTACAAAACTACCCGCGCAACACTTCTAATATCTTCGCAAGTAGCTCGTCTTTCTGTTCGCGTTCGGTCGCATAGCCAAACATACCCTCCACGCTAAACCCGTTGAAGTCGCCTTTCTTCACTTGCTCCCATAT